AATAACAGTAAAACTATTCTTCTCTTCCCAATTGATCAGTTTATCAATACAGGCTGCATTAGGTCGCCTCAACTCAAGCTTCGTAGGCATATCTACAAGAAGTTCTTTTCTTAAGTCTTGCTCAATACCTATAACAGGTATTGTGTCGCTTGGGCTTTCCTCCGGTTTTACTGAATCAATAAAAGGTGGAGTAATCGGAATAACTGTTTCTGTCTTCTTTCTTGGCTTCCTTTTTGTAGCCTTTTTCCTTGGCATAAAACTCTCCTTTAGCAAAGGTGAGGTGATATAATCACCCCACCAAGCCATTGTTTATGTAACTCCTTATCCTGTAACGAGTTCTCCGTAGATCCATCTCCAATCTGTCCAACCGTATGAATATCTTTCATATACTCTTGCCCATTTCTCAAGGGTATTGAAATCATCAGTTGTAGCAAATTCGAGAGGTGTTCTGTTGATCATAAGTAGAAAACGTTTCATCATCTTTGAGTCAACAAGGAACCAATCAGTCGCGTCTGTCATATAGCGAGAAGAGAACCATGAAAGGTTTCCTTCCGTATTCACAACACCGCTAGACCAAGTAGCGAGCACTTTCGATGTAGACTGTGTGATTTCTTTTGCTGTTTCCTCAAGTTCCGTAGGGATTACGATTAAATCGGGCTGAATCTGAGCGTTCTTTCTTTTTGAATTATTGAAGCGTCTCATCAGCTTTTTAGCTGCTACGACCGCCGCATTAGAAAGCGCTGTTGTGCCCTCATTACTCTGTGTCCCCGTGTCTGTTGGAGAATATGGATGGTCAGAAGCACAAAGCTCCGTACCGTCTCCATCAGTAGGTTGAGCCGTAAAAGCATCATTGAAAGTAGAAAATGCCTCTTCGTCTTTTGTTACTCTCGCAGACCTACCAAGAAGTGAAACTCCATCAAATATCTGCTTAAACTTATTATCATCAATGAATTTTCTCTGCGCAACATACTTTGCAGCGAATTCTTCATGCGTAAAAGTTTTGTCATAAAGCTGCTCATTTTCAAGAGCAGGTATACTTCCGCCTGTAAACTTCGGAATATTACCTACAGTTGAAGCAGAACTATATTTCTCAGAGTCGGTTTTGGAAGTCTCCTTACCATATAGAGTCTTCCAATCTGCCTGTTCTTCACGGTATGTCTGGAGAAACATCGATGTCATGGCTTTATCCAGAGCATCTGGAAATCTTGCACTTGTAGCTGGCATTGTATTTCTCCTTTTAAGTTATTGGTTAAGATACTAGAAAATGTGAACGAGCGAAGCAAACTTCTGAATAAAATTGAACATCAAGATTATCCAGATTTATAAGATGCTCGTGAGTTGCAGCACGAAGCCTCTGTAGATTGCGTCCTTTCCACTGAATCCAGTTATCCATTATTGCAACAGCCATACCGTCTGTTCCTTCAGTACCACCGCCAGCATCAATATCAGTTCCATCTATCTGGTCATCAGTCATGTCAATACTGTAATCTCCAAATGGAGGATAAATTATAATCATCTTTGAACTTGTAGTAAAGGCAGTTGAACACGCCTGACTAGGTGTAATCTGAGTGATAGAACCAGAAACTAGAGCAGAAGTGATAAAATCCAATTCTCCCTTACCCGGATCTGTTGTCCTGTACATCCATCCACCGCCGCAATTAGGCTGTCCATCAGAACTATCACAAGCGAACGAAGGTAAAGGTAATGCCTCAGACACGTTCTTGATAGTAGAGATAGTTATAGCGTCCGCGGGCTTATAATATTCACAAAGATAAACACCGAAAGGATTATAAATAACCTCTCCCTCATCAATATTTCTATTTGCGAGGGTTCCTTCTGTTGTAAGCGCACCAGCTTTTATTCCAGCAAAATCGACATAAACACCTTCACCAGATAAAAGCGATCCAAGGTTAGTGCCATCTGTTACCCCGGCGCACAAAAATTCACCATCAACATAAGTGTCGTTGATAAGCGGAAAGTCTTTAAACAGCGGAGGTGCGTTGCTGACATCATAAAAAAACTTTGCCATTTTGTATTCCTCCTATTAAGTTTTATAGCCAAGCTCCCGTAATCCGGGAACTTCTCTTAACCCTTTTTTAAAAATAGAATACGGTTTCCGTGTTACATCAGGATTCTTCGTAACTATTTTTATCCATTCAAACCTACAACCCGAACAGCGATACGTTCTAGTATCTTTTGTCCGGTCGATTTCTTTAATAACATTGCCTTTACATCTATGACAAGCCATATTCAGTCCTCCTATTTTGCGAAGCTTGTTGAACTACACGCAGGACACTTTTTATCGCGTTTCTTGTTGCATATAAACCCACAATAACCACACCGAATGTAGTTTTCTTTATCCGGTCTGTTTGTTGCAATAACTCGACTTTGACGTCCGTGCATTAGTCCACTATAACTCCACCATATCTACCACCACGTTCCATAGTAGCCATGTCTTTGGAAAACTTCTTGAAATCGCCTACATCCTTAAACACGCCACGTTCAACAGCAGCTTTGACATAGATTTTATCCTGATCGGATAGAACCTCATTGTCGGCGCCATCTTCGGAACCTCTATAGGCTCCTCCTTGGTCGTGAATACTCGCATAATTATTCTCATCACCGGAAACTCTACCGGAACCACCTTCTTCCAGAAAGGATTGAGCGTTGCGACCTTTCCAGATATCCCACGCGATCTTGACTGATTCAGGGTTATCATGTCCCATCTTTAATTCATTCATAATAGCTATAACTTCGCTCTTATGTTTGAGCACAGCCGGTTCCTTAAGAGAATTCATATGCTTATCAGCAAGATGTTTTCTCTTAACTTCGATCAACGTTTCGTCAGTTTCGGTTCCACGCGCACTATCATGTGCTTTGTTAAGCAACAGAATAGCGCCCATAGGGTCATCCTTAAACATTTTGTTCCAATTTTCCCTTGTCGAGCCTTGAGTCTCAGCCTGTTTAGTAAGCTGTTCCTGTTTTTCCTTGTCCTCAATTGCATCAACAAAGCGGCTGAATTTATCTGACATATCATTGAATCTCTTGTCATTCATAGAACGCAAGTTATTCTTTTCTGCATCAGTATCTTTCAGCTTCTTAATCAGATCTGCCTGTGAGAGATTTGAGTATTCATCTCCGCCACCATCGCCTGATTGTCCGTTCGCTTGTCCAGCATTAGCTTGTCCACCATCGGGGGCTGTACCGGGGCTATTTGGGTCTGCGTTTGGGTTTTCTACTGCGTTTGGCATAAACACGCTCCTTTTTCTTTTTCTTTTCTTCTTCTATATAAGCGTCAGCCTCTTTCTGGATCAACGCTTTCTGTGCTTCACGCACTACATTTTCTTTATTAAGCAGAACATTTATAAAATCGTATTCTACTCTTAAGACCTGCCATTCCTTTTCGGTCATGTTAACATCTTGTGCCATTCTTTTTTCTATAAATCTTTGAGTTACAAGTAAATGGCTTCTCCAATATATGTAACCCGGAGACTCAAACATAGTAGACAATTCCCTGATAGCAGTAGGGTTTGTCTTATAGTCTGACAAGAGCTCATGTATTTTTGAAAGACCGAGAAAATCTCCAACCGGTTGCTTTTTTGAAAGATAGTCTTTAACTTCTTTCGTAAGCAGTATATTTATTTTTTCTGAATTATTTTCAAAGAACTTTTCTATGTGATCCTTTAACACCCTTTTTGGCGAACTCATAAAACCTCTTATTTTTGATTTTTTCTTTTCCGTGGAAAATTAGGTTTTTTTCCTGTTTTTAAACATATTTTTCTACGCTTCCCTTTTGGCATTATAGTCCCCTTTATCCCTGCATTATTTCCATTGGGTTGATTGATCTCTGACCACCTGCATATGGTATATTCCGTGTTGTAGGCTGTTGTCCGCCTACGTCCGCCCCGCCACCACCGAGTTGAGGTACACCGCCCATAAGCCCCGGATTTGCTTTCTGTTTTTGTTTCATCTGCCTGTCGTGATCAAGTAAATGAGATTCAAAACTCATAGCCCTGTCGCCCGGCATAGTGTTATACATTTCTTGGTAATAAGCCAAGTGTGATTGCATATGTTCTGTATCATTGTCCCTATCGTTTACAAGAGCTCTTCCGCCGAATCTCATAACTTTATTTTCTTCTTCTGGATCAAACATTTTTGCTGCTTCATCAGGTGGAAGCTTTATAAGTTTTGAGATCTCAGCCTGTGTCAGTTTAAATTCTTTTGCTATAAGAAGATCAAGATAATCCTGATTGATGGTAGATCTACTCATAGCATACCTATACCAATTCATAAGCTGTTCTCTGCGTATTTCTTTCTGTGGTTCGTCTGCAGCAACGATAACATCAAAGCTATATATTCCCGGTAATTCTTCCGGTGATATTGAGTCATAGAGATATTTTCCATCTTCTCCTAGTCTGCGTACATACTGCGCTGCGTCACCAAACTCTATATTGTAATCACCATAAACCTCTAGGAGCCTTGACAATCCAACTCTCGATATGGTCTTTGCTTTAAGATCAAATTTTGCATTTGCCTGTCTTGAAGCCATCATAGAACTTGAAGCTGGAGTGCGTGGTTCCGGTGTCTGACCCATAACGTTTGAGTAAGTGCCGGTAGCTTCATCCATATCAAATCGTGCTATCTGTTCCTCTCTATAAGCAGACTGTGATATGTCCTGAGTCTCCAACCCTTTTACTGCCTCAACGCCCGCAGAAGAATAAATAACTTTCCCGGGCGTTGATTTTGCGAGGTGTTCGCGAGAGATCTCTGCCATTATGTCAACAATCCACATCCTGTTCTGTATAACGTTCATATTATCAATACGAATATTTCGAGAAGTATTCAGATGGGTTTGCATGGGAGCCATTATTTCTGCTTCGCTCATTCCAAGAATGTCGTGAGGCAGGTAATAATCTTTAAGTGAAACATATGGTTTATATTGTAAGTATTCAGGTCGTTTCTCATGGTGTGCTGTATCTAAAAGATTTATAAGAACGTGCCATTCTTTATCGGTATGATATTCTGTGACCAGTACGACAGGATCACTTGCAGGATCATACTCTGTTTGGAATGGTGAATCTAAATGCTGATCCCATCCATAATTACCTTCCCAATCATATGCTAATGACTTAGATGTTTCTTGCATCCTTTTCTTAGCAATTGTTCCATTCCAGTTTTTATTTTCAAACTGACTAAGCACGTAACTTACCGGCTTGTAGTAATGTTCGATTAAATCTCGACCTTCCTCTGGAAATAAATACGGGCTGTTTGGATTCATCAGCAACCGGTTCATATCGCATACAGAGAATCGGGGCTCCTGCATCTGAAAATCATTTTTAATCTCTTTATCATATTTACCTGAAAACTGTCCTGAATCGTTTACTCTTGCTCTCTTGATCATATAAGGTCTATTCTGCTTGTGCCAATAAACACGAACCATACTCAAACTATGGAGCAATGTATAAGTCACCCACATAGTAAAGTTTAGGAAGAATTGCCTTGTGTGGGCTTGCTTATTCAGGAGTTTGTGCATCGAGATAGCGTTGAGCCGGTCAGACTTTCTCTCAGGATTCGTTATGAAGAATTCATCCTGACCTATAATCTGCATAACCAGTTTAGCTATAACGGATTGTATTTTAGCGAAGGTTACAGGGACAGCTAATTTACTACGGGTCTTTCCTACATATTTTCCAAGGAAGCTGTCAAGGTTGGCTCTCCTCTGTTCGCGTAGAGTATGCGCAAACGGAAGATATTCATGGTAAAGATTCGTGACTTTGTCGTATATATTCGCCATATTATCTTATATATCGACTGTAAAAGACTTTTTCGCCACAATTAATTAATTTACACTTTTATTCCCTTGACGATACATAACCGGTCACTTCGTCAACATAGATGTTTTCATCTTCCTTAGTCCTGTTCAGATGGGGACTTATGTAACGAGGATTATTCTCTGCAATATATAATACACAGTCTACGCAATGATCGTCTTTTTTTCTTGGCTTTTCACGAGGGTTATTTTCTGAACGTGATCTTGCGGTCTGAAATTCGTCCCACACATAGTGTGTCATCTGATACCAAGTTCTTGTACATTTGCGGAATATTTTTAAATTAGGGATCGGTATATCTGAGAAATTTGTTTTCTCTGGATGTAACAATTCCCTGACTTTCGGGATTCCATAAGGAAACTTATTATGGTTTGAAGCTTTCCTGCAGAAGACTTTATATTTTCCGAACTCCCTATAAACATTCATTCCGGTCAGTTCATTTTTTGCATCTGCCGTTTCATCTATGAATCTCACGAAAGGCAATCCGTACATCTTTTCGTGTTCATGTATGAGTTCACATAAGCCCTTAATTCTACCAACCTTATATATCTCATCATAGATCCACCCGAAGCCATTCTGATCTACAGCCCAAGCAACATAAGCCATTGGGTTTCTAGGGTGAACATCTATTGCAGCATACCTTGTAAATTTCTGTCTGTCAGATACGTCAAACGAATTCTCTTCTATATGAACCGAGTGATCAAGTTCTTTCCATACCCTTCCTATCAGGTGAGTAAACTCACCCTTCTTTCTTGCTGTGTAAGTAGTTTCATCCTTTCTCCATTCCTCTATCTGGCGGTCAACAGATTCGTCATTAAGATACCCGCCCCGAGATTTTCTATTATCTTCTATATCTATATTTACCCAAAAGTATTTTTTATTATTCTCAAGCTTAAGGCTCTCTTCGTAGATTTCGTCGTAGATCCATCCTATAGGATATCCGCCGTCTTCCTTTATAGGCGTTAAAGCCATGGCACAGACACCATTTCTATCAATGAGCCTTGCCATATTTTCATTGAATATATTTCTTGGAGGTGGCTCATCAAATCCTAGCCAGTCCAGAGAAACAGACGCGTGCTTCATAACGGTCTGTTCATAAGTCATTAGCTGTAACTGACTTGCATTGCTGAATGTAATCAGGTTTACGTGCCCTTGACCGTTCTTTTTCATTTCATAGCTATTTGGAGGGGCAAATTTCTCGATGGTGGGGACTATTGCTTTTGTCATTGAGTTCGGGTAGTCAGGAGCCACAAGGCGCGCTATAATAGGAGTTCTCTCATGCCAATAGTTCGTGAACCTTCGGCTACCTAGGCACGCCATTGTTCCTTCTGCGCACAGACAACAGGTCTTAGCGGATCTATTCCCACCGCAAATGACCTTAATGAAGCACATGACCTTATGCCATATTTCGTGCTTGCCATCTTGGTCTATCCCTAGATTGCGTGGTGATGGTGGTTTATAATGTTGGAATTCCCACAGACAGGTGTAGAGCCCACCTTTAATATATTCCATCATCTGATCAGAGACTTCAAAACCTGCATTGACTACTGAGTGTAATTCAAGCCAACTATCGTAATCATACAGGTTCTTTTTTATTTTCTGCAGGAGCATCTTTACTCTCTCCCGCATTTGCTTGATCATAAAATTCTTCTTTTGGTCTTGCATCTATGAGTTCCTTTTCGAGCTCTTCAAATATTGACTTCATAGTCCCTTCACCCTCGAACTTAATAATCTTCTCAGCCTTGCCCTCAAGGACTCTAAGCTTATCAATCGATGTCCCTACAATAGCATTGAGATCAAGTGGTTTGAAGCTCTCAGGTCGCTCTGTAAGGCGCCGGTCTATCTCTATACCGGCTTTCTTGGCAAGATTCTTAAACATCTGGACTAGAGATACTTGCCTAACTCTGGTGAGGTAATTATATAATATAGGATTATTCTCTATCAGGGACTTGACTAGCGCAGTTGTTACATTGAACTCTTTGGCTGTGTTGTTTATGCTCTCTGTTACAACAAAGTATGCCAGTATCTTCTCAAGTGTGGCGGTAGAATAGGTGCTTCCGGGTGCGTCGATATCAAATTCAAGAACCTTCTGATCCTTCTTACCTGTTTTTCTGAGATCTCGCTTACCTATATCAAGAAGTTTATCAGCTAAATTAACGTCTGTCTCTTGTGTAACTTCTTTCTTCAGTTCCTTCTCAATCTTCTTTGTACCGTCTTTAATGTCCTGCAGGTTTTTTAATCTCTCTCTCTCTCGATACTCCGCCATTTGTTCCTTTATTGACTTTTCCATCGGTGTTCCTCCTCATTAGCGGAAAATAAATATAATTCCAAAAGAACCATTCCAAATCTGAATACTTTTCAAATCTATGGAAGTTAATTCCTTTTGTGGGAATCTTTCCAAGGATATTGCTGCTTCCCGAATTTATCATTTATCTTCTTTGCTTCCTCATCGCGTATTTCAGTATAGTC